TCCTTTAAAAGCGAGTTTGTGTTTTGTGGACCCCGAAGGCATCCGTACTTATTTATAACATAACACAAAAAAGTGAGTGTGGAAAACTCTACCTCATTTTTTAATTCTCCTCTTTTTCACCTCTTCAGGAAGTCCTTTTGATCCAACATAATCACCATTCTCTATACCTTTTTGAATGTGACATGAACGACAAAGAAGTTGACATTTATCTACTTCCAAAATAAGTTCTTCTAAAGAAAAACACGTAATATTAGATCCTATGGTATAGGACTTATCTGCAGGAATAATATGATCAAAATCTAATCTCTCAGTTGTACCACATCTGACACATTTACCACCAAGATATTCCTCCAAATATTGTCTACGTTCTTTTCGGATTTTTCTTTGTTCTTCAACAAGTTTTTCTTGATGTTTTTCATAATTTGCTTTCCTGAGTTTTTTCATATGCTCAGGATTACCATAATATCTCCTCTGTTGAGTCTCCCTAATTCTATCCTTATTTTCTATCTGATATTGTTTTTTATATTCATCATATCTTTCCTTATTATTTTCAATCCATTGATCAGTTTTTAATTTAGATGCTTTCTTTTCACCATCAGTCATATTTTCCCAACGATCTTTTTGATATTGACGTTGTTTTTCTGCATATTCTAAATCATTTGCATAACGATCTCTTTGTTCTGCGTTCCTACGATCCTTATGTTTTGCATGGGAGTTGTTAGCAACTTCACGAGCACGCTCAGCAACACCCTCAACATTATTATAGCGCCAACGATTACGTTCCCTCTCTCTTACAACAATCTCTGGATTTTCTGCACGACTCTTCAGTCTTTGCTTATATTTACATTGCTTACACTCACCACGATATCTATCACGATTCGGTTCATAAGCATACTCAGATAACGGTTTTGATACACCACACTTATTACAAACTTTCGGGTCTACGTTGTCCTTACGAACTCGTGGACTGTTTACACACTGCTTACAGGTAGTGTGATAGTACTGTTTCCATTCACCAGATTTTAGTTGTCGCTTACCAGACTTTCCAAATTCAGAAACTGATTTTTCAATACCACACTTTTTACAGACTTGTGTACCCATAAAACAATATATTAAATTTGTACCTTAGTATAAAAAAAGCACCCTGTCAAGGGTGCTTGTAAGTTCCGACTTTCGTAGAGACCGCACGAAAGGTCTCAGTATTATTTATTGACTTTCTTCTTGGGGTTTGGTCTTCTTACCAATATTATACTTCTGCTCTAACACCCATTCTCCCTTATCCTTATATGCAAGAACCTTAATCTGATTAAGAGGTGCAATATCATAAACTTCTTCCTCATTCACAACACCGACAAGACCCCAATCAGCAAGAAGTCTTACGATACGATTTCGGCGCTGAATATCATTCACTGTCAGGTTAGCATGTTTACCATCCAAAGCAAACAGTTCCTTAAAGTGAACAATATAATATCGCCCCTGCTTATGCAGAATATGGCATGATTGATAAAGTTTCTTCTCTTTTCTCGACGCAACTCCAATTCTAGTCAAAGTTTCGCGCACCTTCAGAAAATCATCGGGTTCGTTGAGAACCACCTCTACCATCATGTTGGGTGTCCAATCTACCCGAGGTTCAATTATTTGTGTAGTCATTTAGTGCCACCAGTATCAAGTCGTTGTTTAATAAAATCTAGTTGTTCTTGGGTAAGAATTTTCAAAGCTTGAGATGCTTTTTCATTACTATATCCATAGTACTGCTTAACGCATTCTAAATCTTTGACCTTATCTTTTCGGATCCAGGGAGAGAATCTCTTCTTTTTCCTCAAACTATTTAGATAAAACGAATATTGCATATCTTTAGGGATATGATGATGGATGTTCATCTCATTTGCAAAGAAGATGCAGTCAATGTGACCAGACAAACAACGATTAACAATATATGGAGGGTAAGAGCTAATGTTTTCACTTAAATCTTCCTTATTAAAGTTGATTGAGTTAAGCCAGTCCTTCAATTCCATAATTAAAAAGTAAAAGTTCCTTACGTTCTTTTTGTTCACGCATATACTCACCAACAGAGCGCATAGTATATGTCAAATCAAATTCTCCAGTCTGCCAACCTTTAAATCTATCCTTTACTAACTGAGAAGAATTATAGGATATAAGTTGAGGACCAACAAATCGGTCACACTTGATGGCAAAATGGTCGTGATTAAATCCTTTATGCATACTACCTCGCTTACCATAAAGATTACTTCCAATCTCATATGGTGGATCTAAGTAAGTAAAAATGTTTTTATCATCAGTAAGAAGTTGTTCATAACTAAGATTAGTTATCTTCCAGTTCTCAATTATTTTTGTGTATCCTGGTAGTTTTTCGATTCCTCGCATTGAGAAGTTTGAGTCACTTGCTTGTTTGCTGAAGGAGGATGACTCGGTGAGACCAGAAAAAGAACACTTATTGATAGTATAAAAACTGACAGCACGCTGTAAAGAATCATTATTGGATTCATCATTTAAATACTCCTTTGATTTTAAGAATAGTTCTTTTGCAGATTCTGGTTCTGGATGTCTAGATTTTAAATCACATAGTGTTTCATATAAAGCATTACCATCATCTTGAAGAACTCTCCAAAAATTATAAAGAGGTTCATACAGATCATTGACCCACACATCAAGATGAGGATACTTTTTAGTAATGTGAATTGCTACACTACCACCACCTAAAAAAGGTTCACGGTATTCTTTAGAATCAGATACCTTCAAGAGGTATTGATCCATTTTAGTGCAGGCACGAGACTTGCCACCAGGATACCTTAAAGGAGTTTTATGAGATTTCATAGGTAGTTGGGTTCATCTGCACGAAGAAGAACGCCATCAACTTTTTGCAATAAATTCTGCATATCATTATGCAAAATGCGGTATCCACTACCAACATAAAGTTGACCTAAAACTACTGCTACCGTAGCAGTTCCCCAGAAAATATAATAGAATCTGGACTTAACTTGACATCGTTGTTTCTTTTTCATAATCATAAAATAAGTTTTTTGTCTTCAGGAGTAATCAATTTACTTCCGTAAATTTCATTATATTTTTTCTTGATACTAGAGGAAATTTCCCCAATGTAAACAATATGATTTCTAGATACAACCAGTTCACGATTGTCTTCATCAACAACGGTCGCCCAAGGGGCAAAACCAATACTTTGACCAGTTGGAAGAACAACTAGACCATTCTGAACAGTCACAGTAGAGTCATCTTCAGAAAGAACTTCTGCGATAACTTCTTCACCAGTCACGATACGAAACAATTTTACATTAAGCATTTAGATTCTCGATATATTGATAAATGAGTTTCCAACCAAACTCATAGGTGTCTCCATTTTCATCCTGGAGATAGAATGGAATGTTTGGGTGCCAATATTTAGCGCGATAGAAGTTATTGACAACTTCACAATCGTCATCAATGTGACGTTCTTTTTCTAGTTGCTCTTCTGTCATTTGAATTCACATTCACACATAATCTCAGTTAAACAAGCAAGGAAATTGATTTCTTGGTCGGCAACAAATGCGATCTGATACTGATACTTAGCAAAAATAAGTACAGCAGCAGGAATGCTATTGTTTTCAAGGGTTGTCATGAGAGCATCGTATATAAGACGAAGAAGTGTCGCAGAATCATTATCCATATTATTAACGACCCACTTACGAACTTCAGTGAAGTTCTTTTGTTTAAGGTTTTTGATAAGGTCATTTACAGAAACATCAGAGAAGGTAGCAAGAATAGCAGAATCAATCTTTCCGCTAGTCGAGTATCTTTGACACTCATTAAGAACACGACGCCAGTCTGGGAAGTGCTTATTGATAAGTTCTACCAGGACCTTGTTATCATATTCAATATTTTCTGTACCCAAGATTTCTTGGAGACGTTTGAAGAATCCTGCTGCGATTTCCTGTCGTTCTTTTCCCTTGATTCCAAAGTCGATGACGGCACACCGAGAATGTAAGGGTTCGATGATTTTGTTTTTGTAGTTACAGGTGAAGATGAATCGACAGTTGTTATAAAACGTCTCAATATTTGCCCGTAAGAGGAGTTGTACATCGTTCCCTGTGTTATCAGCTTCGTCAATGATGATGACTTTGTGTTTTGCATCTGACGAAAGTGATACGGTCGAAGCAAAGTTCTTGGCCTGATTCCGTACAGTGTCAAGAAATCTACCTTCATCGGATCCATTGATGACATAAGAATCTACTCCAAGTTGATTGCAGAGGGCTTTAGCGACAGTGGTCTTACCTATACCAGGAGGACCAGAAAGAAGAAGGTTAGGAACCTCACCCTTATCTAGGAACCCTTTAAAGGTATTCTTAGTAGACTCAGGAAGAATGCACTCATCAATAGTTTTGGGGCGATATTTTTCGACCCAAAGAAATTCATTACGATTCATAATTATATAAAAATGTTTATGATAATAGTTTGCTGATACTGATGCTCAGAAGAAATGATAGCATTATAACAACATCCCATGCCTTAGTCCTCACAAAGTAAGGAATTGACACAAGGTCGGCAATGAAATTAATTATCACACCAACCAAAACATTGATATGTAGGATAGTGAAATATGCGGTAATAACTCCGATACTGCCAACTATTCTCATCCATGTAATTGTTTTCATCTTACAGGTTGTGGACCTCCACAAATTATAGCAGAAGGAATTTGAGCTTGTGCAATCTTCTTTGCATCATGTTGATAATTTGCTTCCACAATTGTCTTATGATACTTACTCCCCGTAGCAGGGAGTTTATAAGTAACTTCCCACCTTTTCATATCAATCTGCAAATGTAGAATCGGGTTCCAGAGCAATATAATAAGTCAAATCATACTGAGTGCTCTTGAATCGAGAAAGAAGTTTCTTAGATACAACAACATCGTAAGAACCAGGAATGATCTTGATGTTTTCAACTTTGAAGTTGAAAGAAAACTCATCTTCAGTTTCACCAACAATAACAGAGAAGTCATTAGATGTTTCGTTTTTCTTATCCCGAACAACAAGTTTAACAACACCATTTTCACCAACAGCAGAAAGGTCTGGCAGTTGATACACTGCTGCTGCTTTCAGTAGTTTATCAAGTTGATTGGTGTCAAGAGTAAAACATACATCTTCAGTAGGCAGAGAAATAGACTTCTCTGGAGGAGTCACGATGACATTAGGGTCTGCAAAGAAATACTTTGATCGTGACCTGCCTTCTTT